CTAAATGGAACCTGTCCACGACACTTAAAGTACGAGAGTTAACTTATGATGTTCTGAAAGAACAGATTAAGACAATGGTTATTTCTGATAATGGTAAAGGCTCTACTAGCTACGGGTCATCTTTAACATCAACTGTCAATTCAAAGGTTGAAGGAGCAGTCAATAACATCTTCTATAACAGTGGAGGTTTGTGGTCCAAGATTGTTAACCTTACAGCAGATGGACATAACATTATCAATTACCAAACAACTCAACCAACTTCTGCCAGAACCGGCGATCTTTGGTACAAAGACATGGGTAATGGTAAGGTCCAGCTCAACATTTGGGATGGATCAAAATGGAAGCGAGTTGTGGACTCCGATTTCGAAGATGATGTCAACAGAACGGTGGCAACTCATTTTGCGGAAGTTGAACAGAAGATTAAAGATGCTGAGGAAGACTCCAAGGAACGAACTCTACAGGCATTAAGTAAGGCGGAAAGCGCATTACTCCAACTCAGGGATCTTCCACAAACTGGAGAATTCAACAAAATCAAAGACCAAATTGGTATTTACGAGAGGGTTATTGGTAAAAACGAATCCGAGGTTAAAAAGAATGTTACAGGAATGGTTATGACTCCTGAGATATTCCAGACCGAGGTATTCGCTAGAGGCGTTTTAGGATCGGTTCTAAACCCACCGCCTAAAGTGATTAATCATATTCTATCAACTGATGATTTTGCAGATATGACTTCTGGTATTCTTGTCGATAGAAGAAAGATCAATCAAAATTTGACTTATATCGCAAATCCGTATGTTGTCAAACGACCGAATGGAGTCAATTCCGAACTGTTATTTTACACAATTCCGGTTCGAACCATAACTCCTAGCGCAGAAACCACAGAAGCAAATAATCAACCATATTGGTATATTTCATTACCACTGGACAACTATGAGATAAAAGTTGGTGAAAGATGGACACTTTCGTTTGAATGGAGAGTAAATCCTTTAGGTAATGGTTATTTCTCTGCGGCAGAGTCTCAACAATTCCATTATGGGTTTTATGACTTCGATAAGAAACGTTGGGGAATTGGTCCTTGGACGGTTGATGTAAGTGCTACTGGTAGACAGGCGGCTGGTCCAGACTATCGTAAAGTGTCTCAAAATATGGCGTATACTCAACTTAGAAGTCTTGGGAAGAACGTTCGATTTGCGATAGTATATACACATTCATCTTCATTATATTTCCGTAATATAATGTGGAATAAAGGTGAAGAAGCACCATACAGTCCTATTACTTCTATCTCTACTAGGGTTACTCAACTCGCAGGATCTTGGGCTGTTAAAAACCTTAACAGTAACAATGACGTTGTATCTGAGATCAATGCTACTGGAACAGACGTTCGTATAAAAGGTTCTTCTATATGGCTCGATGGTAACACTAAAATTGAGAATGCGGTTATTAAGGATGCGCATATAGCGAATATCAACGCTGCTAAGATTACTACAGGCACTCTTGATGCTAATAGAGTTAATGTGATAAACTTAAATGCTAGCAACATTGTATCTGGTACAATGAGCGCAAACTATATTCGAGGCGGAATTCTAGCATCTCAGAGTGGAAGTTTAACATTCGACTTGAATAGGAATTATCTGAGATTCAACGCCGCTGCAAATATAGAATTTTCTACTGCAAACAACTCGTTATTTCGTAGAAAAGGTGACGGTACTGGTTTTCTCCATTTTAGCGATGATACTTACGGAGGAGTATTCGTAGGTCTCGGTGTTACTTCACATAATATCGGGACGATATCTCAAGACACTAGTTATTTCTCCGGTATACGTATATTCCGTGCAAACGATAATGTCGACCAAACGGTGATCTTTGGCGATAAAATATTGCTTGGTCATGCTTTCTCTGGCGGTCGAGATGGTATATATCATTTCGTATTCGAACCGACTAAACTTTCTAAGGGTATTAGTATGATACGATTATGTAACTCTGTCGAATCTCTATGGAGATGTTGGGAGCATTTAAACAATGTAGGATGGAATGTGAACAGTAATGACTTTTCAAACGCTGTTTGGAATGAACGAAGAAATCACAAATATATAGGAACATAGAAAGGAGACATATTATGTCTGTAGATATTAATGTATGGTTGGCATGGATGTTTGCACGTGAAAATCGTGTAACATATTCCATGACATACCGAAACGGGCCTGGCTCATTCGACTGTAGTTCTAGCATGTATTTTGCTGGTGTCGAAGCCGGGATGTCTAAATTATCATGGCCATGTTCAACAGAGTCAATGCATGATTGGTTGTTGAATAACGGTTGGACTCTAATTGGTGAAAACCAAGAGACCGCTACACAACGTGGAGATATCTTTATCTGGGGACAGAAGGGATACTCTGCAGGAGCTGGAGGACATACCGGTATGTTTGTGGATAGTGAAAACATTATTCACTGTAACTACGGGTATAACACCATTTGTCAGAACAATCACGATTGGCTTTGGGAAATCAATGGAGGTCCTTATGTATACTACTACAGATACACTGGTGGACAACCTCAGGCTGCTATTCCACCCGCCGTAGTACAATCTGCTCAGAACACATTTGAACGTGAGTTAGACGCTCGTCAGCCACTATCAAAATCAGAGCAACCTTACTACGAAGCGACTGTCACAGAGGACTATTGGGTTGAAGCCGCACCATATGGAGGTGCTCCTGAGAAAGAACTATTCAAGGCCGGCTCTCGAGTTCGTGTCTATGAAAAAGTAAATGGATATTCTCGCATTGGTTCTCCTCAATCGGACCAATGGATGGACGACAACTATCTAGATGATGCTACCGATATGGTAGGACATCTTTAGGAGGACTAAATGAAAATATATGACAATGGAGAACTAATTCATGTTGATAGTTCTAAAGACATTATAGAACACTTCGGGATTAAAGGCATGAAGTGGGGACAAAGACGTGCTCTTAAGAAAGAACTTCGTGGATTGGAACGAGAGTTTGGTGGTAGAAGAAATACTGCAGTGAAAACTGCTAAAAAAGAATCCGCTGGTCATAGCAGATTAGGTACTTTACTTAAATCGAACCGAAGTCTTCAATATCGTCTAAATCGTTTGAAAGAGTTCAAGAAACTCGAAAAACAACTAGACGATGATGTTAATAAGATCACGTTATCGAAAGACGATAAGAAGAAAATCGAAAAGGCTCGAAAAGAGTATGGAGATGACGAAGCACATTTTACTAAACAAGAAATTGAACTGAACTATATGCTAAAGGCTCTTGACAAGCATGAAGCAGCATCTTCTAAAAAGAACTCTAAAGTAAAATATTAAGGTGATTATATGAAACTTTATGAATCCGGAAAGTTAGTTCACGTGGATTCTTCTAAAGACATCATAAAACATTTTGGTGTAAAAGGTATGCGATGGGGTCAGCGAAAAGTTCGCGAAACCCCTAACTACCTACACCGTTCTAGAGATCTTGGTAATGGTCTTTCGTTAGAAGCTCGAAAAGCAAATCTGCTTACTAGAGGTCTTATGAGAATATCTCGTAGAGCAAGACAAGGATACAATGATCGAGGTTCTTACAACATAAGAAAAGATGGTAAGAAAGTTGGAGAGTTGTATGTCGATAATCTTGGTAAAGGAGAACTTAATGTTAACTGGGTTAGTGTTAAGAAGAAATATCAAGGTAAAGGCTACGCTCAACGGGTAATGAAAGAAGTCGACAAGATTGCTAAGGACGGTAAACATACTCATGTTACTTTAGAAGTTCCAGAAATCTCACCGAATGCCCGACATGTATACAAAAAACTTGGATACAAAGAAGGTAAAACTACAAAAGCAGAAGGTTGGGGAACTCTGACCGATATGCGGAAGGAGATCCGATGAAACTTATTGACGAAAGAGGCGAATTAATTCACGTAGACTCTTCTGAAGATATTTTACTTCACTATGGACGTAGAGGTATGAAATGGGGAGTTAGAAATTCTTTTAGTAATGCCAAAACCAAGTGGCAAAATCTCCCGGAGAAGAGACGACGTAGAATTAAAGCCGTAGCAAAAGCAGTGGCTATGGGTGCTGGTATTGTTGGATATCATTACGCTAAAGGTAAGTTAGATCCATATATCCGAGCACAAATAGTCAAGATGATGTAAAAGGAGGTCTGAATGCCAGACATTTATGATATGGACGAAAATCAACGTATTGAGAGATCCGTAAATGGGTTGCTCGGACGTTTGTCCACATTAATTTGGGAGAACGAATCTCTCAAAACAGAAGGAGCTTATTATAAGCAAAAGTATATTGAGGCTATAGAAGAACTGTCTCGATTAAAAGAAAAAGGAGATAAATAATGTCGAATATTACACATATTTTACTGAGGGTTAGTCTTAACATTCCAGCAGGTATGACTAAATTGAAGTTATTTTTACCTGAAAAATATCTTAAAGCAAATATGGAATATACATTCTATCGTGTTGATGGTACTCAAGGCGCTACCAAGAGTATTGAAAGTCCTACAAATCCAATTACTATTGATTGTAGCAATGCTATACATACAAAATATAGTGGTGATATGTATATTGTGTTTAACACAATTAAGGATCACAAATTCTATTTCAATGTTGTTAATACAAACGAACCGACTTATGGTAAAAAAGACGGACGGTCGTTCTATCCTAGTAGTGTTGTGTTTGAAGGTGGAATTCCTTTGGTTCAACTTAGTGAAATCGAAGTTGACGTAACCAAACCAGAAGTAAATAATGCCGAAACCGTCATTGACGCTGATAAAATTGGACAAACTCTTCTTGGTCAAGACTATGTTTCAGTACATTGGTATAAAAATGGATTTGTCGATGAGGCTGAGAAGAAAGCCCATCCGAATTATGCTAGCTTCAGGTCCACATTACAAGCGTTTCGATTTGATTGGATGACTAATGGCGAACCTGATGGACTAGCAACACAAATTGCATCGTATCCTATGACATACGGTAATTACGAAAGTGATAACCCAGGACAAAAACCAAATGTATTGGATATGATTGTTCATGAAGCTATGAATCATACAGGCCCTGTTAAAACAAGACCCTTATCTAATTATGACGAATTAGTAAGGGTTGTTAAACAATTAGCCACAGCTGCTAATATTGAAAATACGCTCGATGCACTAGGTGAAGTTCCTTATCATTAATAACCTCACGCAGGACCTACACGGGTCCTGTTTTTTTTTTTAAACAAACGAACGCAGAAATTATATATCCAATAATGAAAACAAATATAATTATTGGAGGACATTACTATGTTAAAATATGTTGATTATAAAGGAAACGAAGTTACTGAACTTGCCGCTCGTGAGGGTATTGAGCAAATATTGGCTATTCGTGAGTATTTAAATAATTTGATGGTGTTTCTTCGGGATACAACTGAATTATCCGAAGAACAAATCAAAGAGTTTGACAATACTGTACGAGAGTTCAATAATACACTCGATTACTGCTCACCGAAAGGTGAAGAAGTACGTATAGATCCAGATACATATCTTAAACTACAAGGAATTAGTATGGAACTTATGACTATATGTGGTAAAAAAGATGAAAGCTATTACTATGAAAAAGGCGTTGAGTATGCTAGTGAACCTCAAGAGGAAGCCATTGAAATGGGTAGAATCTGTTATGAAATTCACAATAAATACGAAGCACTTAAAGAAGCATAATAGCTTCTTCTTTTTTTTTCGCAGAATTTACATAGGGCATAATGAAAAAACTAATTATATAAAAAGGAGGAACACACTATGTTCAGAAGAATTTTACGGGAAGTTGGATTCCGCTGTTTAGCGGGATATGCCGTTCTTGAGGAGGGAAGAATTAAGAAACTCGAGCAAGAAGGGTATATTCTAAAGGATGCGGAAGACCACCAACGTAGGATGGATACTTTACATTACGTGCTAAAAACCTTGAAAAATAAAGGTTTTTAAGAATGGGTTAAGATAGCCCATTCTTTTTTCTTCGCAGAAATTACATATATCATAATGAAGAGGAATATGAACACAAGAAGGGTTTGCTTAGTGAAATAGGAAAGCAGCTATACAATGTATAGAAGTGCGGTGACGATGCCGCAAATCCGCATTCTTCTTTTTTCTTGAGACGTGTTGTCTCATTATTTTTTTTGTAAGGAGGTTCTAATATGAACATTGACGAAGATCGTTTGTTACAACCACTAGCCATTCCGAAACGACCACTACCTACGCCAGAAGAAGTCGAGGAAATTCGTAAAGAAATGCTTGACTGGTATAAGAAGTATCAATGGGTGAATTGTCGTGACTATTCGATTATTTTAGGTTTTATTAATAACAAATACGATCGACAACACGGCTGGGACGATGAAATGATTCGTACAGCAACTATTACACACAATCGCTCAGGTTACTGGTTGGATTTACCGACACCTATAAAGTTCTAAAGGAGAATTATTATGACAAAAGAAGTTAAATTAGAAACGTTATATTTTGAAAATCGTGTAGAGGCAGAGTTCGTTCTATCACATCTTATGGATAAAGCAGCTGTTTGTAAAGGAGTTACTTTTAAAGATTATAACATGGCGGTTCTTTCTTTTACGAATGCTGATTCTGAAGAATACGGATGGACCGAAGAAACCATTTCTAACACTCGTATTCTAAAAGGTAATAAAGGGTTTTATTTAAATCTACCAGACCCAATAAGACTGTAAAAGGAGGAAACTCTATGATACCATTTGATAAGATTAGGATTCCAGTTTTCAACAAAAGAAAGAAGAAATCTGACACAACAGTTGTCGAATCGTACAACAACTACATTCGTAAGATTGAAGTTGTTTACAATCATAATGACGACACTTTCCGGACAAAGATAGATATGGTCTTGTCTGGAAACCAAGTATACTGTCAGGGAGTTATCGTTCCTGAAAAGTCTTACAACAAATGCATCTACATAGATGTGCCAAAAGATGCTCTACAACTTCATTTATCTAGTGTTAAGATGCTTTCCATTGGTGCTAGGGATTTCCCAAATACTTTCGCTCTTATCAAGACTTATGTTCACACAATTGGCGACATGTTAGACTACGGTGTTGACTACACAGAGTTGCCACGTTTCGTAATTTCAGCACCAAATGATCATACAATATTTACAGACGGTAAAGCAATGGCTTACCAAGAACTATTATCACAGGAAGGACTTAAATTCGGTGGTCGAGGACGACTACCACAATGGGCATTATGGATATATTAGGAGTTACTATTGTAGGAATGTGGATAGTTACATTTGTGCTATCTTATTTGTTTGGAAAGAAAGGATTGTAATATGCAACGACATGTTCGAGTTATTTTGAAGACAGTTAGACCAATGGATAGTGACTATCGGGTTAGATCTATTCTGGTTAATGAGGATGATGTTCTATTGGCCTATAATAATGTTCACAATAGAAACATTGAAGGTATTGAGGTGTATGGAGATTTTTTCATACAGTTTCCCCATAAACTAGAAGTAAATGAGTCTATAATAGATATCAGTTTGGATTTATATAAATATGATCTATTCGTAACGACAAATACTATTGACCGAATGTTGATTCAGAATACTGATCCTACAGAACATATAACTGTAAACCCAGACCGAGGATATGGACAATCTATCCGTATCCGACATCTTGTGTTAGTTTCGCAGTAATTACATTATCTATAATGAAAGGAGGTAAGAACTATGAGAGTTCTTAAACTAATCTTACACATGATTTGGTGCCGAACTATTACGAGTTTGGTATTTAAAATCTTTGGAGGCTAATTAATAATTAGCCTTTATTTTTTTTAGAAAGGAATTACGATGTATTATAAAGGTTGTATAATTAAGGATGGTAAGATCCCAATGTCGGATTATACTTTGACAGAGGAAGATTTGGAGAATATTTTAAAACATCAAGATATTCCATTTGTCAATTCTATTTATGAGAAAGTCGGCACAGCCAAATTGGTTCGTGACGGTAATGATATATTCGCGGTTGTTGTATTCAATACTCCACTAGGTCCTTTTATGAGTCTTGATATTGACGAAGATCTTGGTTATTGGTATTTTAATCCAATGTTCCTTATGCCAGGATTTAATAGTAATATTAACAATATTCGTGTGGATTATATTGCGTTAGATATATTTGACAAAGAGCAAAGGATTAAAGAACCCGAAGTGGTAGAGTTTATGCGACTATCAAGATATTTTAAAGCGGAGGAAGCTTATGCGAAAAAGAATCAGACGACGGATAATGGGACTAACTAGTGCATTTGTGGTTATCTCTACAATTGTGCTACTTGGATATTCGATTGAATTACATGACAAAAATGTTGTGTATCAAAATACAATTAAAAAGCAGGAAGACAAGATTTTCTCATTGGAACATCAATATGAAATGATTGAGAACCGGTGGAAGACTCGTGACGAAGCTGCTACATATTACTATGACAAGTACTTGGAACTCAAGGAAAAGTATGAACCTAGAAAGGAGATCATGGGTGAGTAAAATTGTTCCTATTAAGGAAATTAACCGTAAACGATTAGAAGTATTATTGACTAAGGAATTTAATTATGATTTTATTATTGATCGGATTAATGAAATTCTAATAAATTCGATATCTGATCCAATCTATATACGTATTGTTGATATTCGTAAAATTCTAAAAGAAAATGGATACGATAATTCGGATACGTTCCCGGTTCATATCATAATGCAACAGTTGGTGTTCGACTTAAATGACGCCGGATATAAGGCTACTATTGATGTTACCAGGTCGTATGACATTGACCATGATATGGACATGGTATATTCTACACTAATTATTGAATTCAAAGGAGGTAAATCTTAATGCCAGAAACACCTATTTCTCCACTATCTCCACCAATGAAGGACGGTAAAATGTGGACTGAACCAGATATGGGACTTTTAGCCGGTCAATTAAAGACATTCTACTATGGAACCCCGAACGGTTATGTTGTACAATTGTCTTACGATATGGAAAATCGTGATAAGAAACCTGTATTATCAGTATCCCGTATCGATGGATATCTAGACATAAAACAATACGATACAGTTGTAGATTTTCCTAAAACTTCTGATGAAAACGATATATCTTCAAGTACAGCCCAGTCAATATTCGAAATTGATGATTTGGCTAAGGCTAACGACTTTGTCGATAAAGCTAAATCTCTACCTAAAGCTAAAGAAAAACTTGCTGAAACTGATCGTTGGGTTAAAGGATTATATCCACCAATGTTATTTCAATAAAGAAAGGATTACTATATGAAGAAAATTAATCGTAGTATTGCATGTTTTATCTTATTCGGACTTGTATTGTTCGGATTAGGTATATTTGAGGTTCTTGACCGTCGAGGAGACAATGACCGAGACAAACATATCGATCAACTCGAAATTCGTATTGTCGAATTAGAGAAAGATAAGCAGGAACTTAGAAATGTTATCGACAAGATGAATGGACTGTTGGATAAAAATTAAGGAGGATAAAATGTCTAAAAACGTTAGACCGGTACAGTTTGGTAGGAAGAATCCTTTCATTATTCAAAACAAATCCAAGATTATGACCCATTACAATTACCCATTCGAAAACGGTATAATTGTCGAGCTTGTGATTATGCTTGGTGGCGATTATGCATTTGTCCGAGTTAGAGACTATTGCGGATATAATCATATTGACAAAGACCAATTCCAAATTTCGGAAATGGAACCTTTGAAGGAACTATTAGACTGGGCGGGTTACTACGAAGATCGATTCGACAAATGTGGACGTCCAGAACTTCGTGAAGAGTTTAAAGCTCGATACGGAAAACAAATTATTAAAAGGAGAAATAAACATGAAAATTAACACTAACAATCCTAAAATTTTGGAACTAGCTTTAAAAAATCACAAAGCTACTCTTGATTTAGCTATATTTTCTGAGAAGAATGTCAACGCTCTTCGAAACATCACATCTCGCGCATTCACATTTTCTTTGCTACTTTATGGATCATATCTTGGTGTATCCGCTATACATAATAAATTAGTTATGCCTTATGCGGCTAAACAACTTCTTAAGGACAAGGAAATAGCTAAATTAATGATGAAAGGATAATATAATGAAAACTCGTATTGAGGCATTTTTCTTATGGATTTACTTCTTCTTTGGAAATCATCGTAAACAATGGTATGATCAAATGGAAATTTACCATTACGCATATTCTAAACAAGTTGAAGAATTGGATAAACTTGTCCAGTATACTGAAGGTAATAACCGAAGCGTTCGAATTGCATATAAACGTGTTGTGGAACTTTCTGGTTCTTACATTTTATTGATGACTCTTCTTAGCAAGTATCCAAACTCATATTCTATCGCCAAACAAATTATCGAGACTACTAACCGTATAGAATACGTTGAAAAAGAGTACAACGAGGTTCTATTATCGATTGATATTAAATAAAAGGAGTAACATTATGTTTAAATTAACAGACAAACAAACCCCAAGCGTATATTTTGAAGATGAAGCAATGCAAGCAGCTTATGAACACGGTCTTAAACAAGGCGTAGCTCGTGCAGATATCAAACACGCAGCTCTAGATTTGGTTGGCGCTGTATGTGCGTTATTTGTGTCTGGACTTGCCGCATATAAGATCCACAAAGTTAACCAAGAACTAAATGAATTGTCTCATGAAGCACAATTCAAGAAATTGTTAGAAGAAAACTTGGAGGATTAATATGACGGATGAAGTTGTAAAATTTCTAGATAAATACGGTGATAAAATTTCTGCTTCGTATGAAGTTCTGAAGGAACAATCTAAATGGCATGATGTGATGGTCTATTGGATCATCATTTCAACAATCATTTTAGTTATTGGCCTGATATTTGTAACTATGGCTAGCTTTGGAACCGATTCATTTGATCTTGATAACTGGAACAAGGTAATGTATGATGGTAAATATTATGCTAAAAGTAAACCCAATCGGGTTCTTGTGTATATCAATATTACATTACCATTTGTGATATTATTCAACACTGTATTCTCAGTATGGCTATCTTGGCAGCTAGCACCCGACTACAACCTTATCAATAATCTTATAAACAGATGATCGCAGGAATTACTTATACCATAATGAGAAAAAGAAAGGAGTACAAATAATGTACGATATTTTAATGAACTTACTTTATGACGGGCTTGACAAGCAAATGGAGTTGTGCAAAGTTGAGATGGCTTACGCAACCACAACTGATGAAATCCTGAAATTGACTATCAAGTATGCGAAGTTACTTGCGTTGAAGAATGAGGAACGTAAATACTCGATTACTTGGGATAAGGCGTTTCAGGCAGTTGTCAGTTTCGTTGGTATGGCGGCTGTTTTGAACTTCGAACAAACTAACATCATCACATCTAAGGTATGGAATATGGTGAGTTCAAGGTTTAAATAAGGGTTATTATACCCTTTCTTTTTTTCTCAAAATAAATTTAAAGGAGTCAGATAATGACAAAAATTACAAAAGAAAATATGCAAAATGCGCATGACGAACTGTTACAAACCTTTGTTGATAAAAATGCTGACTATGGAAATTCATTCGAATCTTCTCTTGAAGAATATGGGCTAATCGCAGCTCTTATTCGTATGGAAGATAAAATGGGTCGACTTCGCACTCTTATTAAGTCTGAGGCTAAGGTCAAAGACGAAAGTATTTCGGATACTCTTCGCGACCTATCTAATTATGCTCTTATGGCATCTGTATGGTTTGATCATAAAGATGATGACGATCGTCCAGCTTCAGAACGAGTTGATGAATTGTTAAAAAGGAGTATGCCTAGCCTTGGATTTTATTCCGGACTTCGTGTTGTTGGATCCGGAGAACATTTCGGAAAACTTAAGGATCCAGATGAAGTTACTCGAGAGATTGAAATTCAAAATTCAGAACAACTTCGTCTTTATCTAAATATCCATAAAGAAAAAGGAGCACTAAGTGTGGCTAATGGTATCGGTCGTGATCTATTTTATCGGATTGACTTTACGGATTTCTATCAGTATGTGAAAGAACTTCGTGGAGTTCGTTGTAGAGAGGATGAAACTCTACAAATTTACTTTAATGTTCGTAACGATGATTTGAATAAGGTCATATATATTTGTACGAATAAATCTGAAACTGCATACCATTTCGATAGCATTAAACATTTCAAAGCAGCAATCGAAAATTTCATCTATTTCAAAAAATACTTACTTAATAGACGAGAAGAATTAAGTAATACTCGTGAACAAATTAAAACTCTAGCCTTAAAACAAGGTTCTACCTTAATCAAACCTCGTACTCGGATTGATGATGCTTTTATTGAATTTGTACTTTTCGATAATGATGAAATCTCATACCATTTAGATCGAGGACCATTTAACGCCGGACTGTTAGATGAACAATTTATCTATGATATGTATGAAAATACGGTGGATCCTAGCTATGGTAAATATCAATTAATTCTTGACGATGAATTCAGACTAAACATGGAATCAACTCTAGAAGCTACTTTGGAAATATTTTTATCACAAACCTTCTTGGATTCATTTCAACGCGTACTTGACTCGGGTAAAAAAGTTAAAATTATTAACATTCCGCAGTAATTACATGTTCCATAATGAAAACAAAGAAGGAGGCATTTAATATGCAAAACAACAAATTACTTACACTTAAATTGGAAGACCGTAACCGAGTTAGGGACAATCTTGACTTGATCATGGAACATGTACACGATTTAATTGCGGATAAGTATCTTGAGCGTGAATGCGAAATCGAAATCACAAATATTGATATTGTGAATTTTGGAATCGCAGGAATCGACTTTGGAGCTTTACGCAACAATATCGATCTGGTATATGGTAAAATGGTTGAGGCGGGTTACAACGTAACTCTATACAGCGACCATGAAAGTGAATATATTCAAGTGAGCGTTTAAATACGCTCTTTCTTTTTTTCTAAACTATTTCAAAACACAAATTATATTTTTTGTATTAAAGGAGAATTTACAATGAAAAAACAAACTACACTTAAACTTGCTATGATGGGTATTGCTCTTTTTGGATCTGCTGTTGTTGCTGAATCCGTGTTTGCCGATGTTACTAAAGCTGAAGGTTCTACCGAACTCGTAGCTACTGATCCTGAGGTAACGGTAACTAAGAAGGAAGAAGATTCTATCTGGTCTGATGTTGAAGTGAATATTAAAACTGATATTCCAGACGAAGTCCAAATCAACAATGGGGACACAATGACATTTAACATCCCCGAAGAGTTGAACCTTGAAACCTCATACAACTTCCCTGTATATAACGAAACTGGCGAAACAGAAGTTGGAACTACTGATGTTAAGGCTAATGAGAGAACGGTTACTACAACGTTCAATAACTATTTCCAAGACCATCCGCTGGACAAATCTATCAGTCTGAACTTCCATACCCAAATCAACCGTGAAATCGTGCAGGAAAATACTAAGCGTAATATCAACTTCAACGGAACTATTGTTGAGCTTAAGGCCGGCTCTAAAGGTACTATCAACCCTAACGAGGAGCTTTACAAATACGGTTACCAAGACCGCTCAGACAACACACTTATTCACTGGGTTGCTCGTTTGAATTACAAGCGCCAAACTATGGAAGATGTAAACATCGCCGACACTTGGTCTGACGATCAAGACTATGTCGAAGGTAGCCTTATTTATAGCTACGTGAAAGATGTTGACCCATGGGTATACGACTCACCTGCTACACAAGCACAAGCTAACACTAAATTCAATAAGAATGGCTTTACAACCCATATCGATAAGATTGAAAACAAAGTCTTGATGGTCGAATATAAGACTCGTTTGCGTACACCCGTTCAATACAACCCTACCAATCTCTTTACTGCAAGCTGGAATGGAGGATTTGTATCCCACGAAGCTGAAACTAAATTGTACGAGGGCAATGGTCGTACCGTTGGTAAGTCTCGTCCAAAATGGGATAAACCAAATGATGCTCCTAAATATGAACTTCCAGAATTCGAAGGCGGCGTAGTTCCATTGGATCCACCGGTTCACGTAAAACCTGAGTGGAATGGTGGAACAATCCCTAACGAAGCACCTGTACATACTAAACCTGAGTGGAACGGAGGGACTATACCTTTCGACGCACCTAAGTATGACAAACCTGAATGGCAAGGTGGCGTTATTCCTAACGACTCGCCAATCGTGGATAAACCTGAAATCGACTTGAAGGATGTTCCAATGCTGCCACCAGCACCGGTTCTTGATCTTCCAGAGTTGGTTATTCCGGATACTCCTGCTCCAAAAGAAGACAAACCTAAAACAGATGTACCATCTTCTGAAGATCCTGGTAAAGGAATTGAGGCATATTCTCAAGGTACTAAAGGTAAACAACTTCCAGCTACTGGCGATGCCGAAGAATCATATCTATTGTTCGGAGGTATTGTTGTTGCTGTTCTTGGACTAGGAATGTTTGGTATGAAACGTAAAGGAGAATAATATGTTATTAAAACCAGAAAATAGTACGGACACTAATGAAGTATTTGAGTGTCATGGTGAGTATGATGTATACCAATATAACCATGGATATGGAGATGTATATAAAGCAACGATTAGAATTTCTGGGCATGATCGAAAAGCTGTTTGGGAACAACTCGATGCAAACAAGCAAGCCTATAATGAATTATCGATGACTAGAGGTCTTATAGGTATTAAGGAATTGGAACCTGGAACCATCCTCGGCTTCATCTCTCATATTGACACTACTGTAACTTCTAAATACGAAAGTGAACGTCCTCATTTCTTTATGATGAACTTAACATACGTTAAGAATCCTTTGGATATTTCATTTCGTGAATTCGTGAAAGATTACTTTCAATACGGAGGTCAATAATGAAAGATCTTAAAATATCCAGCAGATACGACAATCATATTTGTACCTTGGAGAATGGTGAAAAAGCTATTCTCCGCAGAGGTTACATTATACTCATCTGATAAGCAGTTTTTAGAAGAATTTTATGAGTACTATTGGAATAAAATGGATGGATTCAAACCTATCGATATTATCGATGGATCTACTGCTTTAGTCAATCTTCTGGGATTTGTCAAACATATGGATACTGAAGTTAAACACAACGTACCAACATTCAATTTCCCGGAATGTAAATACAAATTTGATTTTACTATTATTTATGTAAAGGAACCTAGCAATTATACCACTCGAGGTTTAATGCTTGGGTATTACAATTATTTAGTTCAAAAGAATGGAGAAAACAAATGAAACGTGGCCTTAAAAATAAAGCAAAGATGATTCTACGTACGCTCGCATGTATTGAACGTCTTGAGTATTATTTGGAACTAGCTAAAGGTACTCCATACGGAGATGCAAACTTCATTAAAGAAGATATTGCTATTTATAAGAAATATCTTAATCCGAAACGTAAGACAAACACTTATAAAACTCGTGATCTTATTTTAATCAACAGGCTTGTGAATGAATTGCGTATTCATATCAAAATGTATTTGCATAGTCATCATGGACTCAAGAAGGAGAACAAGTAATATGTCGGTTTGGGAATTAACAGGAATCTCGTTTGTAATTGCAGCAGTATTAGTCTTCGTATTTTTCAAGACTATGTGGAGTCATTTGGATAAGCAGGAGGACTAATAATGAATCGTGTGGATACAAAGAAGTTATATTTAGGTGTTTATACAACGGATGGGAAACATATTCCTATCCGTATTATCACTTTGATAAAATCTCAGGATAATAAATGGAAAGGTTGTCTTCGTAAAACTAGTATCATCGATAAATGTGGATTGGAGGATATTGCATTCTACACATTTAATGGTAGAGCTATTCGTCGAAAATCCGTTCGTAAGAATCCTGACAATATCGGATTTGTTATTACAGATTACGATATGAAGGATCTTATATACGAAAAAGCTTCTTTCCATGAATATGAACTTAGAGAGGTCGATAACATTTTGATGAATACAACATGGGATCATTTTTCTGATGAAGTTTATGCTAAAGAAGAACTTAAACGATCCGAATATGTTGTTGATTCAAAGCTTCCTTATGAACGATCTATCGATGGTATCCCTCATTGGGGATATTGTATGGGAGCTAAGATCATTGGTCCTAGCGAAAAGTATCCTGGATGTACTGTACTGCAACGTAAATACGCATTGATTGATGAAGAATTTTCTAAGTCGATCGTATTTGCGTATTGTAAAGAATCGCTTAATGATAATGATTTACTGGAGGATATATAATGGAAGAAAACTATTTCGAAAACGTGTTTACACCAGAGACCGAAGAAGATAAAATGACTTTAGAGGGTCTCAAAATTCTTTCCGATGTTCTCGGAATTAGAAGAAAGGTTGAAGATGACTAAAGGTTATATTATGTCGTCTATCGAATTCAAAGAGACCGTTGAAACAATGGTTAGGGATATGCCTCTAGCCGATATGTTGTATATCAACCAATCTTTAATCGAGGCGGCAATCACTAAATGGAAGGAAAAAGATCCTGAGACAGAAATGTCACCAGCGCAAGAGGATTACAAAGCATATTATGTATTCCTCGCAAGTGTACCGGATGGTATTACTGTGATAGATCCTAATCTTTTCGTATTTAAAATAGCTCGTAAAATTGTAGATGTTCTATGTTTATCAATCATAGACTCGCGATATTATGAGAACGCATTCCATGATCCGGATGTATCTTATGAAGATACAAAATTCATGTCTGACGTATTCAAGCATGTCTTAGATAGAACTGAAGAATCTATGAAAGAAGATGCTGAGTCAGTAACATTCGAATTCAACAGGAATCCGGATGAAATGCGAAAAGAAATGTTAGAAAGTTTGGACAGAAAGAAACATGAAAGATAAAAAGGTTATTTTATCTAGCAATGACTTCAAGAACC